CTAGTCTTTATCCTTGTTGTTTTCTTCAGTCTTTAGTTGACTGTTTTTTTCTTTTTCTGCCATTAGCATTTCAACTAATCGCAAAATAAGTTCAGGTTGTGTCATTTCATTTACCTCCCTTCCGCCTTTAAGTAAAGACTACTCTCTGACTTAGAAGAGTAAATATATACTACAACATTTCTTTTCTAAAAACAAGCGAACAAATTGAAATTTAATAATTTTATTTAATTTTCAATGTATATCAATTTTTATTGTTGTTGGTCTACCGTGTGGGCATGTATATGGATTTTTTAATCCCAACAAACTGCTTATTAAGTTTTCTACTTCTTGTCTGCTTAAATCCATTCCAGCTTTTACAGCTGCTTTACATGCAACTGTTGCTACAAACCTTTCCTCTATGTCTTTTAGAGAACTTCTCTCGTTTGTTAGCATTTCATCTAAAACATCTAAGAACACGCGGCTTCTGTCCACTTTATATTCTAGGTCCGGTATTCCGTTTATTTTTATTGTATTATCTCCAAAAAATTCTATATCAAAACCTGTATTCTTGAATAATTCCATATTCTCTTTTACGAACCTTGCTTCTTTATATGACAGCGTAAATACCTCTGGTATTAACATCATTTGCACATTGTTTTGTATATGGTTCTTGTAGTTTTCTTTTATTTGTTCATATAGCACTCTTTCGTGTGCAGCATGTTGGTCTATTAGATATATTTCATTTTCTATTTCTACTATTATGTAGGTTTTGAATGCTATCCCAATGTATTTATAATTTATTTTTCTTTTCTCTTCACGTGTTATTAAACTTTCTTTTGGAGCATCCAGTTCTTCTTTAGCCTCTATTTCTGTCTCTACATCTGATTTACTTTCTTGCTTCTCATCTACTTTTTCTTCTTGTTGTACATCGTCTAGCGAGTTCATTTCAATTACAGTTTTGTTCTTTGCCTGTGCCTTTTCCAATCCATTCAAGAAGCTATTTTCTTTCATATCAAAGTGATTTGTTACAAATTCTAGTTCATTTTCTATATAGTCTTCTTTATTGTTTTCTGTTTCGGTGTTTCCTAAAAAGTCTTTGCTAAGAATTGCATTTTTTATAGCATGATACATCGCCTTGTATATTTTATCTTCATCTCTAAACCTTACTTCTTTTTTGGTTGGATGCACATTTACATCATAGTAATCGGCTGGCATTTGTAAATTTAGTATAAAGAACCCATATTTTCCAATTCCAGTAGAACCTTTAAAGGCTTGGTCAGCACTGTTTGTAAGTATCTTGTCTTGTATGTTTCTATTATTTAAAAATAAAATTTGATTCTTTCTATTCTCTTCAGCTATAAAGGTGTTTCCGACTACTCCAGTTATTTTTATGTCTCCATCTTGATAGTTTACATCTACAAGGTTGTCTTTTATTTCTTTTCCATACAGTAAATATACAACATCTTTAATTTCACCATTACCAGATGTTTTAAGTATTTGTTTGCCATTGTTTATTAGCTCTATCGATTTATCTGGTTCGGCTAATGCTACTTTTTGCAAGAATTCCTTTATATATCTAAACTCTGTGGCATCATTTTTTAAAAATTTGTATCTAACTGGAGTATTATAAAATAATTTTTCAACTTTAATAGTAGTTCCTGTTGATGCTCCAATTTCGTCCTTTTCTAGTATATTTCCACCTCTTGAAAATAACTTGTAGCCCACCATTTCATCGGCCGTTTTGGATATCATAGTAAGTTCTGAAATTGATGATATACTTGCAAGAGCCTCACCTCTAAACCCAAAGCTGTATGTATTTTCTAGATCTTCTATTTTAGAAATCTTACTCGTTGCGTGCCTCTCTAGTGCTATATCCATATTATTTATGTCTATTCCAGAACCATTGTCTGTAACTTGTATAAGTGTTTTACCACCATCTTTTATTGTTACAGCCACCTTCGTGGCACCAGCATCAATAGAGTTTTCCACCAGCTCTTTTACAACATTCATAGGGCGCTCAATTACTTCGCCCGCAGCTATTTGGTTAATCGTTAAATCATCTAATAATACAATGTTTCCCATTATTATTCGTCTCTTTTCTAATCTCATACCATAATTAAATTTATCCTAGTTTTACCATAATTTTTATATTTTTTCAAGATATTTTCTTTTTGCCTTATCTGATGAATGCACATATATATTTAGTGTTATACTTACATCTGCATGTCCTAATATTTCACTTAAAGATTTTATATCCATTCCCGCCTCTATACAATTTGTTGCGAATGTATGTCTTAAAGTATGAAATTTATATTTTTTTACTTTGCTTCTTTTTAAAATTTCTTTAAAATGATATTGATAATTTCTTGGTTCTACATAGTGTTCACTCGAGCCTGTTAATACAAAATCAGTTTTTTTACTCTTTCCTCTTATCTGTTTTAAAATATTATATAATTTACTATTTATAGGAATAGTCCTTACTGATGTTATTGATTTTGGTGTATCTATAATAACTATTGTTTTGTTTTCTTCTTTTGAATATATTCTTTCTATAGTCTTTTCTACATGTATTCTTCTAGTTTCAAAGTCAACGTTTTCCCATCTCAAAGCACAAACTTCTCCAACTCTTAGTCCAGTATTTAAACATATTAATATTCCCAATGATTTTAAATCATTTTGCTGTATGCAATATTTTTCTAATTTTTGTTTCTCTTTATTTGATAAAATTTGTATCTCTTTTTTGTTCATTTTAGGCAAACTCATCTTTTTTATGTTTAACTTTGTATTATGTTCTTCTTCGTAAAAATTTATTATTTCCTTTAGTTTAGTAACAATATCACGCACAGTTTTGGGTGATAACGTATCTGAGAGTTCTTCTATGAAATTATTATAATTTTTTATTTTGGTAATATTTTTTCCTGCAAAACTCGGATATAAATATTTTGCTACACTATATGAATAATTATAATAAGTAGATTTTTTTACAGTATTTTTTTTGTATTTAAGCCACTCCTCTGTTACCACTTCAAAATCTTTTCTTTTTCTTCTTGATACTATAATATTTTTTACTTCATTTAGTTTTTTCATTGATAAAAGCATTTCTTTTGTCCTTTCCATTTATACATAATTTTTATAGTATCTTTATATCACTCATGAGATAATAATTCCTTATTTTGTATTAAAACATATTGTTTTATTTTTTTATTTAAACTTATTAATTCTATTTTTACCAATTATTTTAATTAAATTTTATTGAATGCTTACGATATAATTGAAGAGCAACTTGTTCCAAATACAGCATCAGATGAATAGATAAAGCAAAAATGTGAATTGAGAAAAGAGAAAAATTATTTATTGGAAATACTGCCACAATTATAAGGAGAACAAAAAGACACAGACATAGAAAAATATTTGCCATGGTCAGAAGAATTGCAAGACGAAATAAGAAATTATGAAGAAGAATATACAGAACCGAATTTGAAATAAAAATAATACCCCCAGAAATTTAAGCAAAACTTAAAAATCTGGGGTTATTTTACGTCGTTTTATTGAGCGCTTACATTATGTATCTATTTCTTTGTTGAATTATTTTATGTTTATGTAAACTTATTAATCTTGACAAGGTCTTCATTTTTTCTATTTGCTCAAGTCCCAAGCTCCATTTGTTTGCTCTCCTGTTAGGAGACTAGATGGTAGAGAAACTACGGGGCGAAGAGCGCAGAAATTGCCGTCCGCGTAACCACTCGAATTGAACATACCGCAGCCGCGAGTGTTCGTGTTCGCAAAGCGAAGGCCAAAGCCAGCAATACCCGAGTAAGTATTGACATAACGCGCAGCCACCCAGAACTCTGTACTATTTGCTAGTACAGTTGCTGCAGTTCCATAATTAGTATCATTTATTGATATATAATAATCCGTTTGCGTTACTGTTAATGGGCTTCCTGTTCCATTTGTACTAGATGTGGTTGGCTCTGTTGTATCTTCTGGTACTATTGGCTTACTTTCTTCATACGGGTCATTCCCCATTGTTATGTCTGGTTGAGATATTGTACTTGCATTTGTTGCTGTTATATTTGGTCCTGCTCCTTTTTGGTTTGCATACAGACTTGGGTATTTTGTATCACTTGTATATGTTTTTGTTGTTCCATATTTTGCTGTATTACTATTATATTTATATGCATTTCTATTTGTTATTCCTGTTGGTGTTAAGTGCTTTTCCATATCTAACAAGTTTATGCTTCTTGCCTCTACTCCTAATGTTTTATTACTATATTGTGCTTTGCATATTTCATTCATGAAATATGGTCCATTATTATACCCTAATATATCTCTAAAATATACAGTACTACTTGTTGTGTTTGTACTTATTATATCTACTGTATCATTTTCTTTATCTACATTTAATACTTGCCATGTTAACCCTGTTGTTTGGGCTATTGTTTGATTATTACTCTTGTAGTCTCCACTATATGCTGATGAAAGAGAATAACTCCCAGCCGAATCATATGTGTAGTTTACGCTATCCCCTATTTGAATATCATCTATCGAAAATTCTCTAAATTGATTTACTTCTACACTTACTTCTTTTGTATATGCTGTTCCATTTACTGTTCCTGTTACTGTAAATTTATATGTTCCGTTTTCTGTTACTGCATATGGTACTTCTGGACTTACTGTTGTTGTTCCTCCAGATATTGTACTCTCAATCATTATGTATAATGTTGTACCTTTTCTTGTACTTGCTTCTCCTAGACTTGAGCCTGCTCCCGTACTATCTGATACTACTCTTATTGCACCTACCTTTACACTTGGCGTTGAAGCTGCTGGCTTTTTTACTGTTATTGTATAATCTTTTCCTTCTACTTTTTTTGTTATTGTTATTGTTCCATCTCCATTATCTGTTACTCCGTCTATTCTTCCTTCTGTTACTTTTTCTTGCAAGAAACTTTCCAATGTTTCATCTTTTGATGCTAATTGATATTCTAATACCAATCTGTTCATCTCTTCTTCTGCACTCGCTTGTTTTGTTGCTGCTGCCGCCTCTTTTGCCTTTTTTATTATTCCATCATCTCCTAATACGGTATTGATACTTACTCCTGCTAGTATCATCAGCACTACAATTGTAATTACTAATGCTATTAATGTTATTCCGTTTTTCCGTTAATTTTTTTACTTTTTCTTTGTCTCTTGTGACTTTTTGCATTTTTCTTCTTCCTTTCATTTATTTTTTTGTAGTTTCAATACTTATTTTGTCTTTTTTAAGTATTTTTACTACATATTTAATGTTAAATTAAGAAAGTAAAAAAAGCAATAGTTTTTGAATAAAATTTTCTTTTTTGTGATATTTTAATTACTGGTTTTATATTTTAGGCTGTATTTTTATGTATTTTAGTTCACTTTTTTATTTTATTTCATCATGGTATCATATTAAAAGGTAGGTGATTTTTTTGTTAGTTAATAATGAAGACATTTTAAATGTTTTAGGAAAAAATATAAAAAAAGTAAGAAAAGAAAAAGGCTATACTCAAGACTATGTTGCAGAACAAATAAATGTATCAACAGACTTACTTAGAAGCATTGAAAACGGTAGAAACATTGGCAGTATTACGACATTGCTTAATATCTGTAATTTTTTACAAGTTTCTCCTAATACACTATTTGCAAAACTCCTGAATTTTAAAGAAGATACTTTGGACTCTTCTTTATTAAATCTAACACATCAACTATCGAAGGAAGATAAAAATATTTTAAAAGAAATAATAATCCATATAGATAAAAACTATTAAAATAGAGACAAATTTTTAATTGTCTCTATTTTTTGTATCATATGTCAATTTGTTTTTGGCTTTACACAAACTTTCCGATATACTTGTGTATTACCTCTTGTGTATTACAGCTATATTTTTCTCGATTTTCTTAGCTTTTTCTGAGCCTTTAATGTATTGAAACTACTGAATTTAAGCGCTTTTAAATTATTTCATAGCTTCTTCTACTGCAACTGCTATTGAAACTGTAGCACCAACCATTGGGTTGTTACCCATCCATTTCGTATTTATCTTATCATATTTTATTGAATTTTGTAAGCGTTTTTCCCCTACTCTAGCAAGGCTTTCTAAAATTGTGTAAATTTTATAACATTTTAATATATCCTATTAAATTTTAAAAGATTTTATCTTTGGTGGGCAAATGGTGGGCAAAATATCTTCAATTAACATTATATTACTATAAAAAATCAAATCTCATAACAATTGGTTAACAATATTTATTCTTATCAAATTATATCCCTTTAAAAACGTTTTCTTAAAAATTTTTATAATTATTCTTTCATACCATTTTAAATTTTTATATAATTCATTTATTTCTTTTTCCATTTGTTTTTCTCTTTTAAATTGGAGAAACGCGTTTCTTTTTTATGATTAAATTATATAATAAAATTCGACAAAGTCATATTTTGAGTCACTCAAATACTAATTTGCTCATAAACCAAATATGAGGAAGCTATAATGCTCCCTCAATTTTCTTTTTTATGTATTTATCTATCTGCATGCTCTGCTCTATTATATCATTGTATTTGCTATCATTTTTTATCATTAGTTCAAGCTTTTTTATATCTTCCATAAGCTTGTCCTCCTTTTTAATATAATAACAAATTTTATGTAAAAATTCTGTCGAAACTTGTAAAATGGCTAAAAATAGGCAAAAAATCAACGTATGAGAATGAGTTTTAAGACATTTTAATTATTTAAGAATATAGTTTGTCGTCTAAATTTTCGCACTTTCTTTCGCTATAGCAAAAATTGGCATAAAAAAAGAGGTAGGATTGCTCCTACCAAATTTTTACTTGAATAATTTATTAAAAGTATTTTTTCCGACTATTCCATCTACTGATAGTCCATTTCTTGATTGAAAATCTTTTACTGCATTTTCTGTTGCAGGTCCAAATATTCCGTCCGCATCTATGTCGAATGAATGACATACTAACATTGCTTGAATTAAATATGTAATATTACCTTCTGCACCTTTTCTAACATTTATACAAGAATTGTAAGTGTTGGTTCCAAATATTCCATCGACAGCTAAACCTCTTCCATATTGTTTGTTTAATTCTGTTTGTAGACCTTTTACTAAGGCTTTCTTTGTTTCATTTCCATAGATGTTGTCTACAGCAATACTTAACCCGTATTTATCATTTAGAATAGCTTGTATTCTTGCCACGTTGCCTTTTGGGACGTTTTTTTGTGGCTGAGGTATAACTTTATTGTTTGTCTCAGAATTTGCAATCTCGCCAAATGGAAATTTATCTCCTGGGCATGAGGTTGCACATACATCTCTATGAGCCTGTACTGTTGTTATGTTGTACTTGTTCTTTAAGTATGCAACTAGTTCCTTTCCAGCTTCTTTTTGAGCTTCTGGCATATCTTCTTCCATGAAGTTACCTTCAAAGCATACTCCTAAAGAATTATAATTTGAGCCATATGCATGAGCGCCTACTTTATCCTCTGGGCGAAGTCTATATATTGTGCCGTCTTTTCTTACCAGAAAGTGATAGCCTGCACCGCTCCAACCATTATTCAAATGCCATCTATGTATATCGTCAGCAGAGCATTTTTTTGCATCTGCATGATGTAATATTATTCTTTCTGTTGATTTTCTTGTCGACATATCTTTAAATTCTAAATTAGTTTCTATTATATTCATCTATTTTCCTCACTTTCTTTTTTTAGGTATGGAATGAAAAATTTAAACCATACCAAGCCAAATCGTATTTTGAATCTGAAACCCATTCTAATGTAATATTTCCGTTTGTTGCTACAAACCAGCGGCAAACCCTTTGTCCTGAACAAGTCCCAATAAAATACATTTGACAGTTTGGACGATATTCTGCTGGTAAAGTTGCAACTATTGTTCCTGCTTTTGTAACACCAGCAACATCTCCAATTATACTTACAATTCCACCAGTTTTTTTGTACTTTGCTTGCTTAGCTATTGTTCCAACCGTTATTCCTGACGCTAGCAATAAATCTTTAAAATCCGCATCTATTTCAGCAATATATTTATTGCTTTTTTGATTTTTTATTGTTCCATCAGCACGAACTTCCAACCTCCCAAGAATTTCAGAAGATGCATTGCTTAATTCTAAAGTTGCTGAACCTTCTGTTCCAGCTTGGCCAACTCCGAATCTGGCAGTATAATCTTTAGAGTTAATTGTTCTTGTTTTTTCAACGCCAACAAATTCATATATATTTTTTATTTTTAAGGGACCACTCATTGTATCCCCTTGTTTTTTTATAAAACTTTTACATTTTGGTATCATTTTATTTTTTGAGAGCGATTGCAAATTCATGTTTTTATCAACCTAATTCATATACTGCCAAAACACTAGTATTACTTGACATATTTAAGCTATCTGTATTTAATGCAAATTCAGTTCCTTTTGAATTTATAGCAATTCTCCATCTAACAACTGTTGAGCCGTCGTAATATGAATGTTGTAAACTGTTTCCCACACCGTAAATATACGGAATAAATTCTATGTACGCTGATGACAAAGACTTTACCACAAATATATATAGTTTATTTTTTTTAAGTGGTTCATTAAATGGTTGATAACTATTTAATGCATATAAATTACCACTCCATATTTTTCTCATATTGTTGTTGAATTTACACTTTGGAATCATTCACAATCACGAGGAAGTATTACTACTCTTCTAGTGCTCTCTACTTCCTCCTTTGCTCCATATTTCACTAGAAACACTTGTGTGTGTGTGTGTGTGTGTGTGTGTGTACAGCCTCAAGGCTTTTGCGGTTCTATTCATACTACTTGTCCTCCTGATTAATTAAATTCTTAAACATTTCGTATAGTCCTGTAGAAGCTAGTCCACTGAACATTCCAGTTAATATAACTTCTGCATTTATACCGTTTAAATTCATTAATACATTAATTACTAATCCTAAAATTAGCATTATTAGTGGTATGTACTTGTTTGGTATAAAGTCAAGACTATTTTTTATAACATAGCCTACACATACACATATTCCTACAACTACTATACTAAAATATTGTGTTAATACTGATATATCCATAATTACAATTTCCTCCTATTATTTTATTTAATAATTAAAGCTATAACAGCACCAACAATCGCACCTACAATAGATAAGATTATTTTGTCTCTTATAGCTTTTTTAACTTCTTTATAGTCTTTTGCTGGCTCATTTTCTATGTTGCCAACTCTAGTATCTAGCTTGTTTACATCTTCTCTCATGAGCTTTACTTCTGTTGCAATTTCTTTAATTGCATATGTAAGCTCGTGCGTATCTTCTAATTTGTGTTCCACTTCTTTAAACTTAGCATCGTGTTCGTCTATTCTTTTGGTATTAGACTTGCTTCTATCTTCTGTTTCTTGAAGTTTCATTATATCTGACTTTTCCATCGTTACCTCCTACGCTGTTCTTTTCCACATATAACATGTTATATATGGTTGTAGTAATGATAATGATGTAGAGCCTGCAGAACTTGTAGTTTGTTGTCCTGATGCAGATATTGTATGAATGTGTCCTTGTCCTCCACCAGTACTTTTAGCAAATTTTTCAACATTTCTTAGAGTTTTATTCCATGCGGTCGCTCCAGACAGAGCATTTGCTTCAGTTGATTGTGCAGAGCCTCCTGAAGTCTGCCAAACATCATGCGTATGAGCGGGTATTTGATTTATTGTTAGTGCTGTACTTCCAGTATTTCCACCGTGATTATGACTTGCTATCGTATGTGTATGTGATATATTTGCTGTTTTTGAGCCTCCAGTTTTTTCAACTGTATTAAAACTACTATCTGATGTATTAACTCCAACAGGTACTCTTCCAGCTCCCCATAATACCCATGTTCCGAATCCTAAATATGTAGCTGGATTTGTGTTTGTTGTTTCCATTCTGATATGTCCAACAGGATTTTCTGCTTTTTTCACTGAAAGAACTGCATCATTTATCATTTTTTGTATATCTCTCAAATTAGGTTGCACTATAATCACCGCCTTACTACAAAATCTAATACATCTCCCGTTTCAAGAGCCCAGTCTGTTGTTGTTTTTATCTTATTAGATATGCTATTTGCTGTTCCAACTTCTCTATAATGTCCATCTGTTCCGCTTGCATCAGAGCTTAACAATAATCGTTCTCCATTCAAGTACACGTCAATCACCGCTTGTCCGACCTTATAGTAGCACGGTATTGTTACTTCTGTTCCCGCCGTAACTGCAGATGTAATTTTTAAATGATATTTATGTGATTTTGATTCTAATAGATCTATATTAATATCATCTGAATATTCTTGAAAATTTGTTCCATCAAAAATATAATTTTTAGATTCGGAATTAACTCGATAGATTTCTCCCGCAGAGGAACTTGACTTTAAATTTTCTAATTCTGTTAATGTTGAAACAGCCCCTTTAAAAATTAGTGGATTTCCAAATTTATCGAGCTGTTTTTTTAACGCTTCAGCCATTTTAGAAGAATATAAATTAAGATCCGCTTTATCATTATCTGTGAAAATCGGTATTTCGTATTCAGTTTGTTTCATCTCTTTCTCCTTTCAACTGTTTAGTTGAGTATTTTTTTAGCTGCAATGTGCTTAGATTTTTAATCTCTGAATATGTTAAATATTCAATAACTTTAACCTTTAACTTGAATCTCGTTCCTACTTCTATCTTGTTTGGTTCAACTATTGTTTCAACTATCTTCATTAACCACACCTCTTTATTTTTCCATCTTGACAGATCCAAGCTACAGCTCTTTTAATTTGCCCATTTACACAAACAAATATTTTTGCTCTCTTGATTGAATTATTAACTTTTAGAAAAGATGTCTTTTGATTGCCTGCCAAAGTTACCGTACATGTTTTCGAGTTTGTATATCCACCGCCAGATACAATAAAAGTAACAGTTAATGAGTTACTGTTACCATATAGTTTATAAATCTTGTCTAGTTCGTTATCTGAAAAAGAAATCGAGTTTGTTCCTGTTACTACAGTTTTAGTTAAAATAGAATTACTGCCTATTTTCATTTCAAGACTTAAGGTTAGTGCAGCAGGATTTGTAATTTGTATTGAGGTTCCATCTCCATGTTTGAAATTGCTAGCTGTACTTATTCTTGCTATATCATAAGTTGTGAAACTTATCTCATTACTCTCAGTTGATAAACCACTATCACTTCTCGTACATTTTATTTTTAACTTATATGTTTTATTGGGCTGTAGATTTTTTATTTTAAATATTCCGCTTTTTCCATCACTTGCTACGTTCTCACTATAAGTTGCAGAACCAATCCAATCTCCACCGTTTAGCGAATAATGAGTTGAACTTCTAGGATCTGATACCTTCCAATAAATTTCTACTTCATTGAGGCCTTTACTGTTAACTTTAAATTCGGTGATACTTAAATATCTAGGTATTGTATCTAAAGCCCAACTTTGTTCTTTGTCGATATTATCTGAACGAACATATATGCCTCCATGCATTTTTACAGTAAGGCTTGTGGTATTACTCTGATTAATATCCAAGTTTCCAGAGGCTAACACATCACCAGTTGTGACAGAATGGGAGTCATCTCCTGAATATACGTTCTGACCATTAATTTCTACTGTTTCGTTGTGATGGTAATATCTCGATGAACTTCCTCCAACGGCAGTGACTTTATACCAGATGTTTCTTACGTTTCTTTCCGCACTTATGCTGTTAGTTCCCCATTCAAATCTTAGTACTCTTCCCTGATATCCTCCAGAGTCTACACTTCCACTTGTTGCCATTTGTTACACCCCCTAATTAAAAATATTGAAAATATATATCGCCTTCATTAAGTGATGTAGGCACTGCAGTTCCTTTTTTTATTGTACTTTTGTTTACAAAAGACTGATTTGCTGTGGTTTTCGTCATATATGTCGATGTTGCATCACTCTTTTTCAGATATTGATTTTCAGCATCTGTTTTCTGTAAAAATTTTTTTTCTGCATCTGACTTTAAAATATAAATGCTACCATCTTCAACATTCTTTAACTCTTCTTTAATTTGTTCTAAAACTTTTTTACACTCACTAGATGTCTGCTCATATAAACCTTTAAAAGTCAAGAACTTTCTTGAGTCTATAAAATCTGTTATTCCGGAAGTTCCGCTTCTAAAGCGTGCAAACTCTAACTGATATAGACTGTTTTCTCCGTCATACCTATTAATGTCCTGCTGCGTTACAACAGGATAACTTGTACTTGATGTTAATAGTTTAAATGAAACTTGTTCAAAATTATCTTTAGTCGACTCCTTTGTTAAGTCAATTTCAAGTATTAGTAAACAATACAAATTTTCTGAACTAATTGCTACTGTTTCATTATTAATAACGGCTACTGGTCTACCTGCAATTTCACAAAGTCCTTCGGAAATTGTTATTGTGCTGCTGGTCTTGCTCAAATCCATTCCGTAAAAAATTCCATCAGCTTTATTTAATATCTCTTGATGTATTCTTGCATCAACTTCAGCATTAGCAAGCTGATTTGTAAATCTAAAACCTTTTATCATTTTTACTTATTCCTTTCCTTTAAAATTTTGTCAATAAAATTAACTCTCATATTTCCACAAGTAATTTCGATGAAGTTGCTTCCATCATCTTTTATTGCTGAAATATATGTATCTAATATAATGTTGTTATTAGTTCTTACACTTAGCGGTGTACCAATTTTCATCTTTTCAACATCAAATAATTTACTATTTCTATTTATTGAAAATGAAATATAATGATTGTAAGTATTCGATTTGAATTTATCTAATGCTGTTTGTCTTGCATCTTCTGCCTTTGAAGTATATACTACTTCAATGTTTCCAGTCGCTCTATTAATGTCACTTTTATTTTGTGTTGTAGTTCTATCGCTCAGTAAATACCATTTTTGAATATCTGTATCTGTCTTTACCACAACCTTTGCAATAACATTTGTTTCAAATTTTTCAACATAATTGCTTATATCTGCAATAGTTGTATCTATTAATTGAACTACATTTTCTTGCTTATATATTGTCAATTTTATTTTTCCACTTACATAGGAGAAATCTAAAACAATATTATAATTCTGGCTGCAGTTATTAATAAAAGTATGAAAATTAAATATTCCATTATCATTATCTACAGATTTTGTTATTTTCGTATGTGTTTTAACTTCTACATCTAGCCATTTGATATTCAATAGATCATCATCTGAATTAGTAAAATTATCATAAATTTCTTTTGCAATAAAATCTTCAACGCCAGTCTTAGTTATTAAATCCGCATTTTCCAATATTATCTTTCTATCGAATATGTTTGATATATATCTTAAAGTTATTTTTCTTTCTTTTGCTCCATCTTCATTCTCAATTTCTTGAACAATACCAATATAATCTACCTTACCATTTCTTTGTAAGATTACTATATCTCCATTTTCTGCATTTACTTCTTGAACTATATTAAATATAGTATTTTTGTTTGTTTCTTCATCAATCACATATTCATAATCTTCAAATTCCAGCACATCTTTTATACTTAAGTCTGTTTTACTTAAAAAATAAACTAAAGTTCCTTGTATTGTATTGTCAATTTTTGCTTTTGCCCAAATTTGAATTTTTTTCGCATAAGTCTCTGTATTATCAATTAAATCTATAAATGAAACTTCTGCATTGTAAATTCCACCTGTCTCAGGAGCTTCAAGCTCAACTTCGTAAAATCCACTTTGCTCATTATATGTTAATTCATATATTTTTTTATCAAAAGTTGTTTTTACATTCATTTTTACACCACCTTATATTGTGGAAATATTGTCAATTTAGCATTTACTACATCATCGTCTGCTGTTAATCGAATTTCCGAAGCTCCTACAGGTAATTTAATAATGTTCTGTTTGTTTATATCTATATAATCCTTTTTCCATAGGCTCTCGAGAGTTCCATCTGTTTTCTGTTTTTGAATATAGATTTCGCCAGTTTTACTTGAATATAAAAATTTTTCGTATTCTTCTATTACAATAGGAATTTTAATACTTGCAAATTCTTCTTTGTCAACCCAAATCGAAATTGAAGGATTTTTAACGAATCCATCGATTACAACTTGAATCGGAGCCTCTATGTGTCCTCTATTTTGAACCTGAATTGAACGAGTATTGTATTTTATGTATCTACTGTTAATAGTAAATGGATAACGCATCTCATTATCAAAAGTCTCTATATTAAATATAGTTTCATTCTGTTCGTACCATAAAGATAGTCCAGCAAATTCTACAGGACAAGCTAACCATTTTCCCGATTTTTCAGTCTTATCTAATTTAACGAGGCTTACATCTCTATAATATGTCCTTTCTCCTGCTTCAAATGGAATAATGTATATCCACTTCAACTTTTGAGAACTCTCAACAAAATCGCAAAATTCTTTAACTTTATCATACGACTTAAAGTATAATGTTCCACTAGGATTTTTCTGTTGTATTTTTCTGTTATTTTCAATAAAATCACTTCCTAGTTGTACAAAATCAATGGAGTAAGAATAACCTAAATTTGTAGGAGATGAAAGAAAACAACCTTCAGATAAGTTGTCTAGTTTGAATTGTTGACCTTTTTCATTTTCTAATAAAAACCTTCTTACTTTCATTCTTTCATCTCCTTTTACAACATAACTTCTCCGAATTTGTTATTTACGGATGTGATAACAAATCTTCCTGCTACATCTTTATCAATTATTACTTGTGCATTTAAGTTCTTAACAGCTGTTACGAAAGCACCTGTTATATTCTCCAACGTTAATTGACTTGTTACATCTGTTCTAATAACCGTTGTATTCATATCAAATTCGGTAGGAATTGAATTTTGCATATCGTTTGACACATTTTTCATTGTATCTGTAAAACCTTCTCCTAACCCTAAAGCAAGATTTTCTCCAATTTCATTCTTAAATAAAGTTGATGGCGAATGAATACCGAAAAATCCCTTTATTTTATCTGTTAATCCATTAAGCATTCCCTTAACTTTGTCCCATAGCCAATCTTTAATTCCAGACATGCCTTCCCACAGTCCCTTAAGGAGGTTTTTTCCAACATCTCTTAAGTCCGCAATTCCATTTAGTAAACCTTTAGCAATAGAATTAATAATTTGAGGTATATTTGCAAGAAGCTTCGGAATTGCCTGTATTAATCCAATAGCCAATTCACTTATTAATCTTCCTGCAGCTTGAATAATCCTTCCAATCATGTCTGGATCTGTCAGCTTTGTTACTAATTTATCAATTATTACAGGAGCTCTTTCTATTAGCTTTGGCAGTGCCGCAATCAGTCCATCTGCTAGTCCAATAATAAGATTTATTCCAGCATCAACTATTGTGTCTATATTATCAATTAGTGTCTCCGCTATTCCAGCAACAGCTTCAACCATAACTGGTATTAATTGTGGGAGAGTTTGTGAAATTCCATTTATTAATTCCGTCAACAAATCTATTCCCATCTGTAATAGTTGTGGTAATGATTCTAGTAAAGATGTTACTAATTCTTGTATAATTAAAAAGGCCGAACTTGCTAATTCCGGAAGCATTTCTTGTATTCCTTGTAGCAATCCAGAAATCATACCTCTTCCTGTTTCTATTATTTGTGGTAGATCGTCAATTATAATTTCTGTTGTGCTCATTACTAATTCAATTACGCCATCAATTATTGTTTCTACTCTCGGTAAAATATTTTTCCCCGCAGTAACAATACTATCTACCAAATTATTGATAAGTCCATCAAAATCCGCATTATCGTCTGCAATCCCAGTTAGCATGTTTTGCCAAGCTGATTTCATTGCAGAAACAGAGCCTTGAATTGTTGTACTAGCTTCCTTAGCCGTTGTCCCTGTTATTCCAAGTTCTCCTTGTACAACATGAATAGCTTGATACACATCATTTAAATTGCTTATATCATATTTCACTCCTGAAATTTTTTGAGCATCACTTAGAAGTCTTTCCATTTCAGATTTTGTTCCACCATAACCAAGTTTTAAGTTATCAAGCATTGTATAGTTTTGCTTTGCAAATCCTTGATATGCATTTTGTATACTTGACATATCAGTTCCCATTTTATTTGCATTATCTGCCATGTCAGTTACTGCCATATTACTTACTTCTGCAACTTTTGCTGTGTCTCCATCTAAGCTTTGAAGTAAACTTGCGGAGAATGATGTAACAGTTTCCATATAATCGTTTGCTGATAATCCTGCAGTTTTGTATGCATTATTTGCATAATTTTCAACTATTCCTGAGCTATCTTTAAACAATGTCTCAACACCGCCAACTAGCTGTTCATAATCCGCATAACTATCTAGTGCTTCTTTTCCAACTGTTAAGAATACTGAACCTAATTGCTTAACTGCTCCAGCAACTGTTTTTAATCCACTTGTAATAAAATCTCCTAATACATTAGCTTTTAGTAAATCTCCAAATTTAAGTGCTCCTTGTCCGGCATCATCAAATCCAGACTTCATATTTTTTAATTCTTTATTACTTTTATTGGTCGCATTTTCCATCTGGATCAACTGATTTTCAGCGTTATTAAGTTGAGTTTTAAAATTCTTTACTTTCTCATTGTTAGAACCGTATTGTTTTTCCGCTTCTGCCAACGCTGTTCTTAAAGTGTTGATTTTTTCTTTCTGTTGTTGCACAGTATTATTCATATTTGTATATGCTGTCTTAGTTTCTTTTACTGTTTTATCTCCTGAAGCAAACTGTGTGTTTGTTAATTTTAATTCACTTGAAACTTCTCTCAAATTTGATGTAATATCTCTTAATGCTTTTCTATATTCACTTTCACCAGTTAATTTTACCGCTCCACCAAAACTTGATGCCATTCTGAAGTGAACCCAAAAAGTTAGACAAAAAAAGTTTAACAAGGAGGGTTCATTTTTTATGAGTAAATATTCGAGTGAATT